TCTCATGGCCCGCAAGAAGACCAACGGCCAGCCCCCGGCGCCCGCGGCGCCGCCGCTGCGCCTGGAGTGGCGCGACCCGGCCGAGCTGGCCGAGCACCCGATGAACTGGAAGACGCACCCCGAGGCCCAGGTCGTCGCCCTCACGGATGCCATCGCCCAGGTCGGCTGGGCCGGGGCCTGCCTGCTCAACGAGCGGACCGGCCGGCTCCTCGACGGCCACGCCCGCCGCAAGGTGGCGCTGGCCCAGGGGGGCAAGAAGGTGCCCGTGCTGGTCGGGGCCTGGTCCGACGAGCAGGAGCGGCTGATCCTGGCCACGCTCGACCCGCTGGGGGCGCTGGCCGAGGCCGACGGGCCGGCGCTGGAGGCGCTCTTGCTCGAGGTGCAGACGGATAGCCCGGCCCTCCTGGCCCTGCTCGATTCGCTCCGGCCGGCCGCGCCCGACGAGCCCGCGCCGCCCGACGAGTTCGGCGCCTACGACGAGTCGATCCCGACGGAGCACCAGTGCCCGAAGTGCGGCTACCGGTGGAGCGGCAAGAGTGAGGCGAGCGACGAATGAAGATTGTCCAGGGAGGTCCTCGCCCGCGGCGGCCGTTACTCCGGTGCGACGGATCAATTCCTTGTCGAGGGCGAACCAATGCGAGCGATCGCCGGGCCCGAAGATACCGGGCTGATCGACGTCAAGCGGCCCTGCCCGACGATCCTTTCTCACGGCAGGCCGAAGACGCATAGCGCCCGGCTCTTGCCGGGCGCTATCGGCGCCGGCGATGCCCCGACACCCGGCAAGCCCCCCTACCGCGTCCCGTCGATGGCCGAGATAGCCGTGCTGCCGTGGAACGGCCTGACGGTCGTTTCGACCTTCAGCGGCTGCGGCGGCTCCTGCCTCGGCTACCGCATGGCAGGCTTCCGCGTCCTCTGGGCCTCGGAGTTCGTCCCGGCCGCCGCCGACGTCTACCGCCGCAACCACCCCGGCTCGGTCCTGGATACGCGCGATATTCGCTCCGTCAAGCCCGAGGAGGTCCTCGCCGCGGCCGGCAAGGCCCCCGGGGAAATCGACCTGCTCGAAGGGTCGCCGCCGTGTGCGTCGTTCTCGACCGCCGGCAAGCGGGCCCGGCACTGGGGCGCCGTCCGGCCCTATTCGGACACCCGGCAGCGGACGGACGACCTGTTCTTCGAGTTCGTCCGGCTGCTGCGCGGTATCCGGCCGAGGGCCTTCGTCGCCGAGAACGTCTCGGGCCTGGTCAAGGGCGTTGCCAAGGGCTATTTCCTCGAGATCCTCGCGGCGCTCAAGGGGGCCGGCTACGTCGTCGAGGCACGGCTACTTGATGCCCAGTGGCTAGGCGTACCGCAGATGCGGCAGCGGATCTTCTTCCAGGGCGTGCGCGCCGACCTCGGGAAGGCGCCGGCCTGGCCGAGGCCCCTGCCGTACCGCTATTCCGTCCGTGACGTGCTAACTTCTGCGGTTAGCGTACCATGCCTGGTTTCGGGCAAGAAACGAGCCCGCAAGTCGACGGACGGGCACGGCCCGTCCGTCGGAGCGGATAGTATCGGCGGCTGCGGCCCGGCCTTCGCCGGCGAGGTCGAAGTACAAATAGCGCCGGTCGCGGCCTTCCGCGACCGGCGCGGCGCCTTCGGCAAGGACGGCGAGATCAGCGATTCGCCGGCACCGGCCGTCCTGGCCGAGACGGCCGGCAACCTGTGGATAGAAGGCGGCAACGTCTGCGCGGTCGAATGGCAGGGGGCCGACGGGCCGGCCCCCACGATTCGTGGGGGCCGGCCCCTGCGCGTCGCCACCGGGGCCGAGCCTCCCTGCGGCTGGAAGGCCGAGGACCGTCGCGCTCGCCGCGATGCGGCGAGCGACCCCTCGCCGACGGTCCTGCGCCACGGGACCGGCTTCAACGGCATTGTTGTCGAGGGCGTCGTCGAGCGGCGCAAGTTTACCATCGCCGAGCTCAAGCGTATCTGCGCCTTCCCCGACGACTTCGTCCTGACCGGGACGTATGCCCAGCAGTGGGAGCGGCTCGGCCGGGCAGTACCGCCGCTGATGATGTACCACGTCGCCCGCGCTATCCGGGACGGGCCCCTATGCCAGAGCAACCCCCCGCCGGGGCAATAGACCACGTCATGCCGCCGGGCCGCTGGGCCTTCGACGGGGCCGTCACGGCGGCCTTCGACGACATGCTCCGCCGGTCGATCCCGCAGTACGAGGTCATGCGCGAGGCGGCCTTCGAGGTGGGCTGCCGGTTCGTCGCGCCCGGCGCCGACGTCCTCGACCTCGGCTGCTCGCGCGGCGAGGCCCTTGCCCCCTTCGTCGACCGCTTCGGGGCACAGAATCGTTTCGTCGGGGTCGACGTTTCCGAGCCGATGCTCGCCGCCGCCCGGGCCCGCTACGAGGGCTATGCCCGCGCCGGCGTCGTCGACATTCGCCGCTGCGACCTGCGGGCGGAATACCCGCCCGTCAGCGCCTGCCTGACTCTCTGCATCCTGACGCTCCAGTTCACGCCGATCGAGTACCGGCCGCGGATCGTCCGCGACATCTACAGGCACACGCGCGGCGGCGGCGCGCTCGTCCTCGTCGAAAAGGTGCTCGGCGGCGGCGCCGAGGCGGACGCCTGCCTGACGGAGGCCTACCTCCGCCACAAGGCCGCCCGCGGCTACTCGGCCGAGGAGATCGACCGCAAGCGGCTTTCGCTCGAAGGCGTGCTCGTCCCCGTGACGGCGCGGTGGAACGAGGACCTGCTCGCCTCGGCCGGCTTCCGCCACGTCGAATGCTTCTGGCGCTGGATGAACTTCGCCGGCTGGCTCGCCGTCCGTGAAGGGGCAGGCCCATGAGCGCCCCTGACCCGGCCGTGCTGGAGCGCCGCCGCGAGGTCGCCCGCCGCTACTCCCGGGGCGAGGCGCAGTGGGAGATCGCCCGCGCCCTCCGGGTCAACGCGGCGACCGTCACCCGCGACCTCGACGCCGTCCGCAAGGAGTGGCGGGCCGAGGCCCTGGGCGACCTCGGCAAGGTCGTGGCCGAGCAGCTGGCCCGGATCGACGAGTGCGAGCGCCAGGCCTGGGCCGGCTGGGCGAAGAGCCAGGAGAACGCCGAAACGCTCAGGGCGAGGAAGCGCGGCGACGTGGCCGAGACGGAGAAGGTCAGCAAGGGCCAGGCCGGCGACCCGCGCTTCCTCGACGTGGTGCTCCGCTGCATCGAGAGGCGGTGCAAGCTGCTGGGCGTCGAGCCGCCCGCCCAGCGCAACCAGTCCCTCCACCTCCACCTGGCAGGGCTGAGCGATGACGAGATCGAGAAGCGAATCGCCGAGCTCCAGGGCCGAGCTACTCGAGCTCCTGAAGGAGAAGGAGCGGCGCCGGACGGGCCAGCCCCCGCCCCCGGGCCAGCCCGTCTCCCGGTCGGACTACGAGAGCTACCGCGAGGCCCAGGCCGAGATCAGCCGGAGGAGGAGCGCGGCGGGCCGGGAGATCGGCCCGCCCCCGCCGGTGAAGGCCCCGGCCCGCCGGGCGGCCTGCCGGGCCTCCTTTCTGGCCTTCTGTGAGCAGTACTTCCCCGCCCGCTTCACCCTGCCCTGGGCGGCCTTCCACCACGAGGCCGCGGCCCGCCTCCAGCGCTGCGCCACGGAGGGCGGCCGGCTGGCCCTGGCCCTGCCCCGCGGCAGCGGCAAGACCACCCTGGCCCAGTGTGCCGTCCTGTGGGCCGTTCTGTACGGCCTGCGCCGTTACGTCGTGCTCGTCCACGCCTCCGACGACCTGGCCATCCCCTCGCTCAAGGGCCTGAAGGCCGAGCTGGAGGGCAACGACCTGCTGTTCGAGGACTTCCCCGAGGTGTGCTGGCCGATCCGGCAACTGGAGCGCTCCGCGAGCCGGGCGCGGATGCAAACCGTGGGGGGCGCCTCGACACGGATGGAGTGGTCCGCCGGCGGCGTGGTGCTGCCCACGGTCGAGGGCTCTTTGGCCTCGGGGGCTGTCTTCGACACGGTCGGCATCACAGGGAGCGTGCGCGGGCTAGTCCATTCCGGGCCGGAAGGCGAAATGATGCGCCCCGACCTGGTGCTGGTCGACGATGTTCAGACAAGGGAGTCGAGCAAGAGCCCGACCCAAACGACCGACCGCGAGCTGGTGGTAACGGGTGACCTCATGGGGCTGGCCGGCCCCGGCAAGGCCCTGGCCTGCGCCATGCTCTGCACGGTCATCTACCCGGGCGACCTGTCCGACCGCTTCCTCGACGCCACCCGCCACCCGGAATGGAACGGCCTGCGGGTCAAGATGCTGGAGGCCATGCCGGCCGCCACCCCCCTGTGGAACGACTACCAGGAGGCGCGGCGCCAGGCCCTCCGCGCCGGCCAGGACGCCGAGGCCGCCGGCAACGCCTTTTACAGAGTGCGCCGGGCCGAGATGGACGAGGGCGCAAAGGTGAGCTGGCCCGACCGCAAGCGCCCGGGCGAGCTCTCCGCGGTGCAGTCCGCCATGAACCTCTACCTGACCGACCCGCGGACTTTTCGCGCCGAGTACCAGAACGACCCCGAGCCGCCCGACGTGCCGGGCGACTACCTCGAGCTGACGGCCGACCAGGTCAGCGCCAGGCTCAACCGCCTGCCCCGGGGCACGGCACCGCGCGAGACGACCCGCGTCACCGCCGCGATCGACGTCCAGAAGGGCGGCCTGTACTGGCTGGCCTGCGCCTGGGCCGAGGACTTCTCGGGGGCCGTCCTGGACTACGGCACCTTCCCGGCCCAGACGAGGCCCTACTATCTGGCCTCCGACCTGCGGCCCTCCTTCGACGACCTGTTCCCGGCCCTGCCCCTCGAGGCGCGGATCTACGCGGCCCTGGCGGCACTGGTCGGCCGGCTGGCAGCGCACGACTTCCGCGGCGAGGCCGGTGAGGGCCTCAAGGTCGAGCGCATCTTCATTGACAGTCAGTGGGGCGAGTCGCGCGACGCCATTTACAAGTTCGTCCGCGAGGGCGGCCACAAGGGCCTCGTGCTGCCCTCGCACGGCCGGGGCATCCCGGCGGCGCAGCTCGCGATGGACGAGTGGCACTTCGACCCCCGGGCCGGCCAGCGGGTCGGCATGGGCTGGAAGATCTTCCCGGCCGACGCCAAGCGCGGCCGGCACGTCGTCATCGACACGAACCAGTGGAAGTCGTTCCTGGACGAGCGGCTGCGTGTTCCCCCCGGGGGCAAGTCGGGGCTGTGGCTGTTCGGCGACCGCCCGGCCGAGCACGAATTGCTCGCCGACCACCTGACGGCGGAGTACCGCGTCAAGACCTTCGGCCGGGGCCGCGAGGTCGACTCCTGGATAAGGCGGCCGGACCGGACCGAGAATCACTGGTGGGACGCGCTCGTACTGGCGGCCGCCGCGGCCAGCGAGCGGGGCCTGGCCTGGTCGCCGGGCAAGGTCGCGGAGGTCGGGCCGGCGCCCGGGCCGCACCGGCCTTCCTGGCGCGAGCGGGCGGGCGACCGGGTGCTGCCGCCCCTGGGGTCGGCACGGCTGCCGCCGAGGCAGTAAGACGGCGCCCCGTTTGCATGCCCCGGCGCCCCCGTGTTACCATCGGCCCTGCGTGGAGAGCGTGGGGCCGGGAGGGGACGGGAGGGCGAGCACCTCGCCCGGCCCCACACCGTCAGGCAGGGGGCCAGCACATGACCGACCTTTCGCCGCAGATCCAGCAGGCGGCCAACGACCCCTTGAGCGCCTCGGCCGACGGCCAGAGCGCCACGGCGCGCTCGATGCAGGACCTGATCCTGGCCGAGACATACCTGGCCTCCCGCGCCGCCGCCACGCGGCCGAAGTCGCGCGGCCTGCGCTTCACGAAACTGTCGCCCGCCGGCTGCTTCCCCGACGCCAACGGCACCGGCCGGGTGCCGGCCTTCGACGGGGGCAACATGGGGCCGTGGTGGTGATGCAAACGCGCGTCGTCAACGTGATCGGCTGCGCCCGCTGCGGCGGCGACCACCCCCTGGAGGTCAGGCCGCTCGACAGCGCCGGGCCGTCCGTCTGGTCGCACTGGGGCCTTTGCCCCGTCAGCCGCCAGCCGGTCTTCGTGGCCCTCGAGCCGCCGAAGGCGGTCAACCCGCCCCGCTTCCCGCTGCTCACGGGGGGCCGCTGATGTCCCTCGCTTCCCGAGTTGCTGGCTGGCTGGGCTACACGCGGGCCACCGCCCCCCGCGTGAAGACGGTGGAGGCGCCGCAAGCCCGGGCGAGGATAGACAACTCGCTCTGGACTGACGAGAACATGCGGCAATTTTGGCAGGCGGACTATTTCTCTGCCAAAAGTGCGCATAACTTCTGGGTCAGGCGCCAGCTCCGCCTGCGCTCGCGCTACGAGGTCTCGAACAACCCCTACCTGTGGGGCGTCTGCTGCAACAACGCCGACGACCTGGTCGGCAAGGGGCCGACGCTCAAGGTCGCCACGCAGGACAGCCGCTACAACCGCCAGGTCGAGGCGGCCTGGGCCGAGTGGGCCGACGAGGTCTGCCTGCCCGAGAAGGTCCGCACCTGCAAGCTGGCCCGCACGGTCGACGGCGAGGGCTTCCTGATCCTCAAGTCGGTCCCGTCGATGGAAGGGCCGGTCCAGCTCTACCCGCTCGACGTCGAGGCCGACCAGGTCACCCGGCCGGCGCCGGCCAGCCTGCCGGAGCTTTGGGTCGACGGCCTCGAGCTCGACGAGGTGACCGGCCGGCCGGTCGCCTTCTGGGTGCTCAGGCACCACCCCGGGGACTTCTGGTTCCCGGACCTCAACCCGCTCGCCGCCGACCGGCTGCCGGCCCGGCTGGTCATCCACTGGTTCCCGAAGTTCCGCCCCGGACAGGTGCGCGGTGTGCCGATCTTCACCCCCGCCCTGGACCTGTTCACGGAGCTCAGGGCCTACCGCAAGGCGGTCCTGACCAAGGCGCAGATCAGCGCCAACCTCACGGGCGTGGTCGAGTCGACGGCCCCGCCCGACGCCGACGGCGAGGAGGAGCTCAAGCCGTTCGAGCGGATCGCCCTGGACCGGGGCACGCTGACCTACCTGGGCGCCGGCTACAAAATGGCCCCCTACCCGAGCGCCAGCCCGGACACGGGCTACGGGGAGTTCCACAAGCATTGTTTGGGCGAGGCCTGCCGGCCCCTGGCCTACCCGCTCAACCTGGCCCTGGGCACCAGTCAGGAGTTCAACTTCAGCTCGGCCAAACTGGACCACATCAACTACTTCCAGAACCTCCGAACGGAGCGGAAGGAGTGCGAGCGGGTCGTGCTCAACCACCTCTTCAAGGCCTGGTTCGAGGAGGCGGTCATGGTGCCGGGCCTCCTGCCGGACGGGGCC